AACTGTCTGTTTGTACTAACGCACCATCTGTCCATTGCATATGAGCTGGAGTTTGTGTTACAGTTGTAGCTGAACCTCTTGAGTAGTCATAATGACCATCTGTCATTCCACCATCAGTTTCATAGAAAGCGTCGTAAAGGTTACCATTAGTTTGTGCTGCTACATCTGAAGTACCAACACCTGGGTGACCACCACTACCAGTTGGAGTATTTGCTACTCTGTCTACAATTTTAGGTACAAAGTAGAATAATTTACCAATTGGTAAGTTCATCGCTTGTACAGAAACGATATCGTTAGCTAATAACTTAGAGAATACTCTTCTGATGATTGGAAATACAACCGTTTCAAAAGACCCTGAGTCACCTGCCGAAGATGCTTCGTTTATTAAGTTTGTTGCTTGGTTTTCATATAGCTGTGCTACATTTTCTTTGATGTGACCTTTAAGTCCATCTAGGAACCCAAGATTGTCCCATTTTGCTAAGGTATCTTCTTTAATAACTTTAAGGTGTTTTAACCCTATATTTCCGACCATACCTGATTCTAATAATGCTCCCATTTTAATTTATTTTTAATTTAATTTATTATCTTAATTCTTGCATATCGAAGGTTCTAACACCATCAACTTGAATCTTGCCATAGAATCTATTATTCACCATTTTCTTCGCGTAACGAGTCATGATACCTTTCACTGGTGTGAAATTGAATGGATTATACATTGTTGGAGTTAATTGTAACGGTACATATGGTGCGTACACGTAACCTGTGTCCAATAATGAAGTCCCTTTATGTCCAATTAAACATTGGTTTGCTGGGAAGTAAGGGTCTCTATATACGGTAAATCTACCAGATAAAGTACCAATCTTCTCAATACCCATGTTATATTGGTCTTGGTCAGCTGCTGCGTTAGATACGTGGAAGTATTCTAAATCATCAAAAATAGCTGAAATCTCAGAAGAACACACAATCCAGTTAGCTCCACCTCTTAAAGTAGACTTGTGAATTTGTGCTGATAATTGGTTAACCGAAGTAATTAAAGTTTGGTTCCAATCTTTCTGAGTATATGGAGCTTGACCAGCTGAGAATCTCTTCCAACCGTTGTAGTCCCATCTTAAGTTCCATGCTGCTCCTTTTCTAAGGTCTCTCAAGATTTCTCTATCAATTTCAGCTGCAACTTCTTCAGATAATAAAGCTGTTAATTCAGCTTCAGCATCAATATTATGAAATGCAGAAACGTCTTGTGCTAATTCCGGAGACCAAGAAGCTCTTAATTTTCTTTCAGTTACTGAAACAGTAACACCTTTAAGTTCAAAAGAAACTTCACCCATATTATCTTCAAATTCTAACGTAGCGTAAGTTCTATAGTTAGCAGTCATTGTGTGTTCTGCTGATGCCCCAGAAGAACCAAGATAACCGTCATTTGATGCACAAGTAATACATGCTGGACATGTTAAGTCAAGTTCAAAGTAAATACTACCAGTTGAATCACATACGTCATTTCTATCTACGATACCTGAACCATACTTTTGAGTTACTACTCTATATGGTACAGCTCCTCCATCTGCGAATACTTGAGTTACTTCTGCAACAGGTTCTGTTGTACAACAGTTGTATATATCACCAGTTCTAATATCTAATGAAGCTAAGAAACTTTCCGTATCCATAGTATTTCCTTCACCATCAGTTAATGAACCAGCTCCTGAAGAAGTAAATCCAGATAATTCAAATATAACACTTCTGTTACAAGAAGTTGCAGTTTGTACATCGGAAGCTGTACCTCCAAGTACACCTGCTGCCCATGTTTGTTCCATCAAAACCTTTGTTACAGTTGTTGCTGAACCTCTTGAGTAATCGTATTGACCATCAGTCATCTCGCCAGTACTTTCATAGAAAGCATCGTAAAGATTACCATTAGTTTGTGCTGCCACATCTGTAGTACCAACACCTGGATGGTTTGTTCCCATACCAAAAGCGTCGTTGATTGTTCTATCTACAATTTTAGGTACAAAGTAAAATAATTTACCAATTGGTAAATTCATAGCTTGTACAGAAACAATATCATTTGCCAATAATTTAGAGAATACTCTCCTAATGATTGGAAAAACAACTGTTTCGAATGAACCTGAGTCACCCGCTGAAGATGCCTCGTTTATTAAATTTGTTGCTTGGTTTTCATATAGCTGTGCTACATTTTCTTTAATGTGGCCTTTAAGCCCATCTAGGAATCCAAGATTATCCCATTTATTTAAGGTATCTTCCTTGATAACTTTAAGGTGTTTTAATCCTATGTTACCAACCATACCTGATTCTAATAATGCTCCCATTTTAATTTATTTTTTGAGTGTTATTTATTATAATTTAGACATTAAGTCTTTCATTCTACTAAACTGTGGATTTTCATAAACCTTTGACTCCAAAAGTTTACCCCCACTAGTTTTTGTTTGTGTAGATGATTTGATAATTTTCTTTTCAACAGATTCAGATATTGTTGATGCCTTTTCAGACATTTTAATTTCTTTACCCATTTCTTCTTTGATTACCTTATACAACGTTTTAGATTCCTTTAGTGATTCTACACTGTCAAATCTCTTTAAAACGTTGATTTTTTCCTGTTTAGTAGTTGAATGCTCTGTGAATAATCGAGTCACGTAAGCAAGATTCGAGTTAAATACCCCCACCTCATTCAATTTATTTTTAAAAGTAACCAATGCTTTTTTGTACTCAGTATTTTTACTTTTTAAAACTTCTACTTCTTCTTTAAGAAGATTGTAGGACCTTCTGATTCTACTTTCACCAATTTGCTTTCTTCTTGTTCTGGATTCTTTCATTGCGGATGGTTTACTTCCTCTCATTTTTGGAAGTCCACCTTTAGTTTCATCACCCATACCAAGTGTTCTTGAAGTCTCATCGACTTCTTCAGTTGATTTTGTTTCCTCATCAGCTGAACCACCTACATCATCACCTTCAGTACCTTCAGTACCATCTTCATCTTCCTCCT